ATGTCCATTAAAGACCAATACTTAGATTTATGCGAAGCAAGAGTAGAAGCTCTTGTAAAAGAGAATGAACTTCTAATGAAGTTTATATCAAGAGATTATTCCTTGAAAGGAATATCCGAAGAAACCGTTAATGCATTATTCCAATCTTTTAAGGCTAATGAAAATACCACCAAGAGTTAAAGTCTCTGAATACCCAGATGAATATGAAATCAACGACACTACATTACGAGACCACTTCTACCTCCACTTCGGGTTCTACGATGACAGGAACTTCTCACAAGGATTCGGTACAAGACACTCCAAATACTATAAAACTACCCAAAACACCAAACTACTATAAGGGTAAGTACAAGGGAATAGAAGCCTTTGATGTGGTAATGGACTTCCAAGAGGACAACTACAACATAGGGGTAGCTATAGCGTACCTGTTACGAGCAGGAAAGAAAGAGGGTAACCCTATTGCTCAAGAGCTGAGTAAAGCAATACACCATCTACAAAAGGAATTAGAATATGAACTTAACCATAGACCTACATTTACCCAAGACGATAAGTCTTAATGCGTTATACGCAGGTAAGCATTGGACATTTAGAAAAAAAACAAAAGATGAATATAAAAAAATCGTTGAAAAGGAGTTGGCTAATTATGACCACAATACTTACAGATATATGTCTATCCATATTCGGTACAATAGCCGCCTTGATGTGGACAACAATGTACTTGTTTCAAAATTTGTTGCTGATACTCTCGTTGCTAACAGGTGGATTCTGGACGATAGCACTAAATACTACAAGTCTTTGCGTATCGTTTTTGACGAGACTGTTGAAAAGAATTATTGTGAAGTTAAGATTGACTTGAAAGAATTAATGGATTAATTATTTTTTACTAACTTTGAATTATTAACTAAAATAAACAAGATGACTAAAACATCAAAAGTCGTAAACATCAAGAGCGCAGGTGCGCCTTACGAAAGTCAGTACGGAACTCTTTATGGGTTCTACATCTCCTTTGAAAACGGAGACAACGGTAAGTACAATTCTAAAACTGAGGATTGTGTAAAGTTTGTAATGGGTGAAGAAGCTACCTACGAGTATATTCCAAGAGAATATCAAGGTAAGACTTACTACACAGTAAAAGCAGTAAATGCACAATTTGCAACAGGTGCTACCACAAGCACTCCAACCTCTACAAGTGTGTCTATGAACACTAATGAGGCAATCATTCGTCAGACGGCTTTAAAAGCATCTGCTGAGTTAGGAGGTACACCTTCACAGGTTATAGCAAATGCTCAAATGTTCGCTGATTGGGTAATGAAAACAGATTCAGCCCAATCTCAAGTTACTCATCAGCAGCATTTAGCAGGTAGAGAGCAACCTCAACAAGTATCTCCACCTATTGGTGACGATGGTCTACCATTTTAATCTATATTAGGGGGGGCATTAGCCCTCCCTTTTTTTTATACCAAAATACCTATGAGCTTAATTAGTTTTGCAGACCTGCAAACCAAGATGGATGACATCCGTTGCGGACGAGTAAAAGAAGGAGAGACCTTCGGACAATGGAATTTAGATGACCACTTCAGATTTAAGTCTGGTAACTTCAATGTAATATTAGGACACGCAAATGTTGGTAAGACATCTGTAATCTTATATCTAATGATGTTACAGAGCTTAAAAAATAACAAGAGGTGGTTAGTCTTTAGTTCTGAAAACACCCCTCACTCACTTGTAAAGAAGTTATCTGAGTTCTACTTGGGTAAGGTTCTAAATAGTGTAGATGAGATGGAGATGCAACTTGCTTTAAGTTGGATACAACAACACTTTATACTTATTGATAGCGATAGAAAGCTATACACCTATAGAGACTTGTTAGAGGAGGCTACAGACATCTATTCTGAAGACCCTTTTGATGGTTTCTTAATTGACCCCTATAATAGTTTAACGAAGGACAAAGAGATGTTCTCTACTCTTGGTGGTCACGAGTATGATTATGAGGCTGCAAGTAGTCTTAGACAATGGGCTAAACAAAGAGATGTAACCATCTGGTTAAATACCCACGCAGTAACACAAGCCTTAAGAATGAAACACGCAGCAGGACACGAGTATGCAGGGCATCCTATACCCCCAAGTAGTGCAGACATTGAAGGCGGTGGTAAGTTTGTAAATAGGGCTGATGACTTTATGGTTATCCATAGATATATCCAACACCCTACAGAATGGATGTACAACCACATACACATCAAGAAGGTCAAAGAGGTGGAGACAGGTGGAAGACCTACAAGTATAGACGAGCCAATACGCTTTAGGAGTCTGCCTAATAATGTAGGCTTTGAGATACACGGAGAAAACCTTGTTAATAAAAAAGAACAAAAGCAAAGTAACTTGCCTTTCTAACCCCTATATTTAAGTATGAATCAGTCAGTTAGTATAATATACATAGAGAACAAGGCGCAGTTATTGATGCAGATAGCTCAAGAGGTTAAGGATACAGATATAAATATGTTCCTTGACCTCGTAAGCATCTATACTGCTATGTGCAGCTCTACTGAATTAGTTAAAGAGGTACAAGATGTTATCTATGACCAAGAGCAAAGGCTATTGGAAATGACTGAGGATATTAATAAATTAACAGAAATGCTATGAACTTTGCTATAGACATTGCACCCCTTGCAGGGCTTCTTGTAGGTGTAAACTATTGGGACTCTGAAATGAATGACGATTACGAAAACCCTAAGTACCACTCTCTACAGCTGTGCTTCGGGATTTTTGCTTTAGTATTGACTTGGCAAACGGAATCTGAATGACAGTATTAGACCTACTTGCTTCCTACCATAAGGAATGGCTAAAGATGGCAAGGAGCTTTGGCGCAGCAGACTTTTCTGAGGACATCGTACAGAATATGTACATACGCCTCAATAAGTATGTAGAAGACCCTCAGAGGATTATGTACAAGGGACAACCTAACAAGCTCTTTGTATGGGTTACTCTTCGCAATATGGTAAGGCAGTTCCAGAAGAAAAAAGAACTTATAGTCTACTCTGGAGATATGGTTGAATACGACCACGCAGAACAGGAGTTTGATATGGTTGAGGCTCAAGGCTTTGAGAAACTTATAGATAAGGTTTGGCAAAGTATGGAAGGATTGCATTGGTATGACAAGAAGATGTTTCAGGTGTACCACACCACAGGAATGTCTATGAGAGATATAGAAAAAGAAACAGGCATCAGCCTATACTCAATTTTTGATACATTAAAGAAATCTAAAGAATATGTCCGCAAAGAAATCAACGAAGACTACGAAGACTACTCAAACGGAGAAGCCGACCTCATCTAAAGGTCTTGGTGACACTATAGAGAAAATCACTAAAGCAACAGGAATTAAGAAGATAGTAGACACCTTTGCAGATATCACAGGCATAGACTGCGGTTGTGATGCTCGTAAGGAAAAACTTAATCAATTGTTCCCAAAGAAGACTCAACCTCTTTGTCTTGTAGAAGATGAGTACAATACCCTCAAGGTATTCTTTCATCAATTCAATGGTAATGAGATAAAGACCATATACCACGAACCACTAAGCAGAATCCACGCAAGGGTATTTCAGCACAAGTATTACATTCCTTGTACCTGTAGCCCTAAAGAATGGAAGAGAAACATAGATGAGTTAAATACGGTCTATGGACAATACGAAGATAAGTAGGCTTTTAATGGCTTGGCTCTATACACAGGGTCACGAGGTTGAAGAGTTCATAGAAGGTTCTGGAGTGGCTACCAAGTTTGGGGTATCTCACTATAGGTTTGACATAGATGGTAACTTCGGTGGATACCGTACAGACTACCATCAAGGGAAGTTTTCCTTTTACGATGGCGATAAACTATTAAAAGAAACAAATCTGAATGAGTTTTCTTAAAGGTGATATAGGTGAAGAGCTTTGGGTTAACCACTTGAAAGAGATGGGACACGAAGACATTAAGACTGCTCCTAAGCGTAAGTTCTATGATTGGGACATAAAGAGCAGCATCAACGGTAAGACCTATACCTTTGAGGTTAAGTACGATTCTAAGGCTTATTGGTGGGCTAAGAGACGAAACACCCCAGACAAGCCTAATCTATACATAGAGTTCAAGAACACTAACAAAGATGAAGACTCTGGCATCAAGGCATCAAAGGCTACATTCTATGTCTATATGCTAAAGGATGAAGAGAAGGTAGATGCTTATGTATTTGAAAGGGAGGGACTACTGTCCCACTTATTAAGCGTTACTTATAAGACCGCAGGTAACAGTGCTACAGGTGATAACAATGCTTTGGGGTGGATACCTCCACTTGATAATCTTGTTACTCAAAAGTTTTTTTTACAAAAAGTTTCATTAAAAGTGTAGGTGTTAATAATTATGTGTATATTAGCAGAAACTAAAACACATTATTATGTCTACAAAAA